CCACAATATGCGGTACGAGTTTGATCGCCGCCGCCCGAACGCCAAATGCTTTGGGTAGTAGAAACTGCCATGATGAATTTTCCTAACATGCTAGTTAAGCGCAAGCGATCTGCATGTAGTCAGCCGGGGACTGTTCGCAAGCACCGGATTACCCCGGAATTACTTACTTTATACTATCAGCAGGGATGCGCGTCAAGCATATTTGAACGACCAATTCTTGTACGGACCACGGGTTAAAACCTTGCCTGATTTGAGCGCCCGATTGGCTGTCGGCGGCTTTATATTCAGCGCCTCCCGTAAGGCTAAGATACTAGAATAGGTTGTGATATTGCCCGCCGCGTCTGTAGCTACAACAGCTTTGCTCACCTTTTCCGCGTGATCTGGGCGCTGCTTGCCGTACCAGAAATTACCCTCTCCTGATAGCTTGGCGGATATTTTTTCCTTCACAGAAGCTGGAACAATATGCCCTTGCATTGACTTGCGCCGCTTAACTTTCTCTTCTTCTGTTTGGATTCTTAGTTTTGCCGCCGCTCCAATTCTGGCCTTGGCGTCCTCCGTGTGAGTAAATGTTTTCCCAAACATTGAATTTTTTTCCCCATACATTCCTGTTTGCGGGGAGGTGGCGTCCATAGCTATGTTGTAACAATAAATTTTCCCAACATGCTCTTTGAGCCAAACGTTTTCTGCGGCAAGAATATCTGCTATTTCATTTAACTCTTCAACAATAACAAATGTAAATGCCTGCTCTTTATATTTTGCCCAAGCGGATTGTAAGTGTTTATTTGCGTGGGTTCCACGACGCAGCATCCACCAATGAACTCGTTTACGCCTAGTAAAATCTTCCGCGCTTCCAACATAAAACTTGTTATTAATTACGTTAATAATTTTATAGATCCCTCGCGCCATATCTTCTCCTAAGTAGTGTAAGATAAGAATACACTAGATTAACAGATAACACAACATAAATAAAAGAAGGGGCCGAAGCCCCCTCATTTGCCTTATAAATCAATGACTTATTAGGCGCCTACTGAACCGTACATGCCCAGGGGGTCACTCCAGCCAAAGCTGTAGCGCTCACGGGACTTGTAACGGACGTTACCAGTATCGAAGTCGCCATCCATCGAATTGGACAGTGCTGTACGCACAAAATGCTTCATGCCGTTAGGAACATCAGTGGTCAGGAACCATGCGTTCGTATCGGTCAGGAAGTTGTTGACGGTGTAGCCACCAGACACGGAACCGTTGTTCTTGATCGCGTTGATGTCGTTGTCGTTGGTACCGACACGAAGTTCGGTTTCCAGCAGACGGGTTGCGACGAATTGCAGCGATGGTGGAACAATCAGCTTCTTAGGCTTAGCAGCAATCAGCAGGCCACGCTCATCAGTCCATGCGGCGATTTGAATAACGGCGGCTTCCAGGGAAGTCTCGTTCAAGTCGGCTGGGGTTGAAGGAATGTTGCTGTTGGTGCCGCCAGAAGTCAGGGGATGCGAAGCCGAGAACAGTGGAACGCCATCGCCGCCGTAATAAGCAGCGGTGTTGGTGAAGCCATTGTTCAGGACGTTAGCGGCCTTAACTTGCTTGGTGTATGCCATAGCACGAGCCAGCGACTTGGTATAGCGAGCCGACAGGCTGTCATACAGGTTGTCTTCGATGGCCTCTTCGGTCAGCGAGAAACCCAGTGCGATGGTTTCGTGGTTGTAGCGAGCAGTCCATGCTTCCTGTGCGTTGTCATAAGCGATGGCTGAGCCTTCGTTTTTGACTGGCGCGGCGGAGAAGCCTGACAGCTTGGTCTCTTCTTCGAACGAACGCTCAGAGGTCTCTGTTTCGTAGATCTCTTTGTGTTGCTCGCCGTAGGTTGCGTACTCCAGACCGAACAAAGCGTTCAGGCCCGGGAGCAGTTCTTTAAGTAGTTGTGCGCGTGAAATAGCCATGATTTAGCTCCTTAGATGCCGACGGCGTTATTGTACGAATGGTAGCCAAAGTTCAACTTAACGATGAACTCAACATAGGCACCAGCCGAGTTGGCGGTGTCAGGCACCACATCAACGATTCGCAGTGGCAAGCTAGCAGTGGTTGCACCAGCAGCACTGTAGATACCAACCTTAGAATTGCCAGTTGTAGTTGAACCTGAATTCAACACCAAGCGGGCATTGCTGCCAACCATCGTTTGACCCAGATACGCAGGCAACAGACCAGACGAAGTATTGTTCACGGTAGTACCGGCAACATTAACTGCTTTATACAGTTGGTCTGGATCATCAGCGATGAAAGCGACAATGTTAGTAGCGCCAGCAACGCCAGGCCAGTATTGCGAGAACGTCAGTTGATTCGTGCTTGGATTGGTATACGAACAACCCACAAACACACCAACAACACCAGCCAAAGGCGTAGCATCATCAGCAAGCGGGGAGTTCTCAATCGTGCCACCAGCTACCAGAGTAACAACGCCGCCATTAAAAATAGCAGTGGTGTACGAAGCAGCGATAGGTAGTTGTCGGGTTGCGCCGGCAAAGACCTGACCACCAATCAGATTGATTGGCTTTAGCCCGTAAGGGGCTGAAATAATCGGATAAGCCATATTAGCTCCTAAAAAAGTTTATTTGCCTTTGCCGAATGAGGTAGTAGATTTACGCTCATTAAACAATGGCATACGAGGATCACTTTGACGCATGAGATTATTGTCTACTGCCTCGATCTGGCCTTCAGCTTGGCGCGCATAGTGCGAGTTACGCTGTTCTACAAACTCAATCGGGGTTTTGCAAAGCAATAATCCACCAATCTCGATGTTGTCTTTAAACCGACTTGTCGGATCAATTAACAGTTGAAATTGCGGTTGCTCTTCAATCTTGACTGGCTCCCAGCCTTCTCGGAGTTTGGCCGATAAGTTACGTGGGTCAGCGTTGTTCAAGGTCGAAGTGCGAATCCATCTGTACGCGAAACCTGGCTGTTTATCTGGCTCAGGTAATAGTTCTGCGGGCGCCCACTGCTTAGGACGTTCCGTAACCGAACGCGTTTGTGCATCACGACTAACTTTGTTTTCAGCCATTGTTGGCCTCCATTTTCATTTTCTCAAGGGCGTATTGTTGCGGCGTTAATCCTAATTTCTTGGCAATGCCAATTTCGGATTGTTTCAGCACGATCCGTTTGGAAGATGTGCTTCTACTCGCCGGCGCTACTACCGTTGATGACCTCTCTGTGCGCTGTCGGTTTGGAGACTGCGCTTCATTTCTTTCGTCCGTGAAATACTCGGGAAACCGCCGACGCATTGTGTCGTCAACTTTTTTCCAGTATTCATCGGTTGATGGATAACTGTCCCCATTCTGATTAACCAGCTTTTGGTGCAGGCCAAGAGCTAGGCTAGTCATTTCCTCATCCTTACCAAACCATGTATTGCGCTCTTGCCACGCAACAGATTTGGAGTCAGGCTTAGGAGGCTGGACTTGAGGAACACTATTTACAGGAGTTTCTTCTTGTTGTAAAGAAGGAACGTATTCTTTTGCTTTTTGCAACTTATAGTTGGCATCGGCAATCTTTTGCTGTGCTTTTAGCAGTAAATCTGGGTCGCCCATGTCATAAGCATGTTTAAACTCAGTATTTGCCGCCTCAAGTTCAAGGGATGCTGCACTCTTATAAGTATCTAAATAGTTTCTCTCGCCATGAGAGAGTCTATTTTTAAGATGCTTATTTTCTTCCAGCGCCCTTTGAGCAAAACTAACCGCTTCTTGCTGCTCGCGGAGTGCGCGCTCTTTCTCGCGCCGCTCATCGTGCCAGACCTTTTTCATCTGTAGCATCTTGGTTTTGACTTTGTCGGTATAGTCTTCCAACTCGTCGCTATCAAGTTCATCTACAATATTTTTAGGTAGCGGCTCACGGCCACGGTCTGCCGCAGGCGTGTCGTCCTCTATCTCAAAATCAAAATCATCTTTATCTTCTTTGGCTGAAGCTTTCTTTTCCTGCTTTTCATCAGGAAATTCAAACTCTTCATAGCCTTCTTTATCACTCATTTGTGCCTCCTTAGGCTCTTGAAATACCGCGTGGGTCAGCTACTACTGCTTCAACCGTGTCGTCATTAATCAGACGGAACTCGCGGCCATGAATCTTTAGCCGAGTACCTGAGTTTGGTCGAGCAAGAATAAAATCCCCTTCTTTGCACCACGGTCCCGTTGGGAACTTAGTAGTGTCGTTGTAGCAGTCCGGCCCCATCTTGATTACAAAAAAGACGGTAGCTAATGCTTCTTCAAAACGTCGAGTTTCATCAGCTTTGATGAGTCCACTCTCGTACTTGTCTTCCGCTTCAGGGATCGTCACAAGGATGTGATAACCCGATGGTTCTGGAAGTTGTTTTGCTTTTTCTTCGGCTGTCTGCGGCAGCGTCGAAATTTCACCGCTTTCTGTAGCGATGGCGATTTCACTCATCTGATTGCTCCATAAGTTTTGCTAGGTCGAGAATATAACCTTCAGTTGTGGAGAGTCCTCGTATCTCTCCACAAAGTTTTTGATACTCCGAAAAATCTTTCGCTGCGCTTTGTGAGACAGCTAAGATTAATTGGTCACGACGTTCCCGCACCTGCTTTAACAACACTTCTAAAACTTTGTCCATCACTCACCTCTTGGCGGTTTGATCTGGTTTATTGATGATTGATCTTTGGCGATTTGAGTGCCAAGTCGCACACCTTCTGCTTCCATCTTTGCTTCGAGATCTGCTTTGTCTTTGGCGGATTTGGCGCCGACTTGCATACCTGCGATTGCTTTCTGGGCTTCAATTCTTTCGCGCTCGATTTCCATTTGATCTGCTTTGGCCGAGGCATCCAGAATTACTTTGTTTTTCTTAATTTCTGTTTCTTGCTTCTTAATATCTACTTCTTCCTTCTTCAACGCCAACTCTTGTTGCTGCATCTGAACCAGAGGATCTTGAGCTTGTTGTTGAGCTTGCTGTTGTGCAGCCTGCGCCTGATTTTGTTGCAACAGTTTTTGTGCTGCCGCAGCCATCATGCGCGAGTATTCAACTTCAATTTCCTTAGACATTTCTTCATCCATACTAGGAAGCGGAATGCCTAATTGCTCTTCAATCTTCTTACGATATTCAAACGCAGTATGCTCACTAATGTGTGCCTGCATAGCAGCCATCATTGCTTGCGCTTGTGGGTTCTGGCCCATAATTGCAGCAATTTTTGGATCCTTAATGGCAGACTGATGTACTGAAATATGCGCTTCATGGTCCTGATAAATAAATGCTTTAACAGGCTTCATGTTCATTACTGCCATGTTCTCTGACACAGGGTCTTTAGGCTTAAAGTCCTCTGCGCTAGGGATAAGTTTGCCGATATTTTTGATGCCAAGCACCTCTAACATCTGCCGGTTTAATTCAACCTGATCGTAGATTTGTGGAGACTGTGCGGCCATCTGCATAACCGCTTGGTATTGCACAACCTTCTGCGCCATCGTTGCAGCGTTCGGGTCACTTACAGGGAGAATATCTACCTGATCGTAATCCGATTGTTTAACCGAGCGCTTTCCATCTACCGGCTCATACGCGTAATCTGGTGGTGTACAGTCACGAATAATGTCGCGCAGTAAACGGAACTCTTGCTTCATCGAGTAATGAATACGGGCCTGCACCGCAGACATTACTTTAAGAGTGCGCTCTAAGATAGCTAACGTAGTACCAACTGGTGAGTTGGCCGACATGTCAGCAACTTTCATATCAGCAGCAGAAGCAAAGCGACGGCCTTCTTCTACGATCTGATTCATTAAAGCCAGCAAGACTTGGCTTGGCTCTTTATATGGCAGCGGCAAAATGTTGTCGCGGATAGTTCCAGACGCCACATCAACGTCGCGGAATTCACCTGGGCTAATAGGCGTGTCGTCACCCTTTACACGCATACCCTTTGTCTTCAAGCCGCCAGGTAAATTAGACAGTGTGCCGGCATCAACTAATTGCCGAATGATAGACGTACCAGACTTAGCAAACGCACCGATAAGATGAATCAAACCAAAGCAATAGAAGCCAAAGCCAGGCACATAACCATAGTGAACAAAGTGGCTGCGCTTCTGCTTGGTCTTATCTTCTGGCCGCCAGTTACGACGAATGGCCAGAATTTCTTGCGACGACTTATCCATCGTTACAATGTATGGCAGTGCTATACCAGTCTCTTCGCCATCTTCATTTTTATCTTCGTAGCCTTCGAGATCCAAAAACACCTGCATCTCAATTAACTTGTAGCGGTCATCACTGGTTGCCCGAAAGCCCATCTTCTCAGCAATTTTCTTCTCTACATCGTCCAGCGTATCTACCGGCTCTGGCAGATCAATGTCACGATAAAAGCCAGCTACTTGCAAACGGCGTAAATCATTTTCGGTTTTGCGCATCACATGGGATACGCGGTCAGCCGTTTCTAAATTGCTTGAGCCATAAGGAACAACTACATCCTCTGCCGGCACAAACAAGGAAACCTGACGGTCCAACGAAGGATCAAAGTACACCTTCTTAAACGCATTGCCAGAAAGACCCAAGCCCCACAACATACGCTCATGCTCAGGACGATATTCAACCATCTTGTCCGTTAGCTGGAAGTTCATGTCATCCTGAACCCGCATTGCGGCTTCTTTCTTCTCTAGCGTTTCTTTGCCGATGATCTTAGTCTTTACTGGCCCAGAAGCAGGAAAGGTTTCCATGATTGTCTCTGCTTGGAACTTAACCAATGCCTCCGACAACAGTGGATGGTAAACACCGCACGCACCTTCCCACGGTTCGGCGCGCTCCTCAATCTTCATGCCCAGCAATTCCAAGCCATCTACATAAGTCTGCATCCAATCTTTACGCGAACTAATGTCATCGTCGAAATCAGATAGCAAATCTCCAGCCAATGAAGACAATGTGCTGTCGTCAATGTACTCAGCAAGGTTGGCGTCAAAATCATCTTCTGATTCTTCGTCCGGCACGATCTCAATCTCCATGCCCTCTAATTTAAGTCGGACTGCTTCTGGATCTTCAATCTCAATTTCAATATCCGGCTCACCAAGCATTGCCTCTAAGCCAGTCGGCGCCTGCGAAAGCGACTTATCAATATTCGTTGCCATAGTTGTCCTTAGTAATACGACTTTTTACGACGGAAGCCGATCTCATCTTCCTGTTCATCTGAATCTAACCGCAGAAACCCGCCCTGCCTAAATCTTATCAGTGCCTGTGTAGCCGAGTCAGTCAAGTCATCATGCTCAGCATTCGGAAACCGCGCCATTTCCTCTATTAACTCATCGGCCCAGCGCGTCTCCGGCGCCCAAACCTTACCAGATCGGAATAAATCTGTAACCGAATTAATACGCACGAACTTATCGTTACCCCTGACCGGCGTATAGTCCGAAACCATCACGCCCATCGCCCGTAACTCATATATAAGAGGCGCGCC